CTGTCCCCGAACATCTACTTCGACAAGGTGGGTGCCTGATGGCCACGATGGCTCTCGAACTGACCGATCCGGAGGAGCTGACGCTCGCGGCCCGGCAGATCCCGTTCCCGGCCGGCATCGTGCAGCGGTGGCTGCCCGCCGTGACCCGCCGCGACCACCGGTACCTGTACCGCCGGTCGGCGCGGTCGCTGCGCCGGGCGATCCCGTTCCGGCCGTGGAACACCCCGGCCGTCCCCATGGACCGCGGCGAAATGCAGGAAGTCACCGGCCGCATGCTGCCGCTGTCCGGCATCCTGTGGCTGCTGGAGGAGGACTCCCAGCTTCTCGACGCGGCCCGCGCGGCCGGCGACGAGGACGCGATCGCCGAGGTCTTCGACCAGGACCTGCTGACCCTGACCCGGGGCGCCCTCCAGCGGATCATGCTGGCCCAGGGTGAGGCGATCGCCCACGGCCGTGTGACGGTCGGGACCCCGGCCGCCCCGGAGAACCGGCTCCAGCTCGGCGCCGTGGACTTCGGGATCCCGAGCCAGCACTACTTCACCGCGTCGACGCTGTGGAGCGCCGGCAGCCCCGACATCTTCGGCCAGATCGACTTCCACAAGTCGATCTACAAGACCACGACCGGCGGGGAGGTCCTGCCGGGGGTGACGGTCATCAGTACCCGCATCCTCAACGCGATGCTGGTCGACCCGTCGATCAGGGCGCTGCTCGGGTCGCTGCTCGGTGCTCCGCCGTCGGTGGGTGTCGCCCAGCTACGGCAGCTGCTGACCGATCGGGAGCTGCCCCGGCTGATCGTCGACGACACGATGGTCCCCGACCACACCGGCAAGATGACCCGGGTCCTGCCCGACGACCGGATCGTCTACCTGCCCGAGGAGCCCGGCAACGAGGGCGGGATGCCCGTCGGGCAGACCCAGTGGGGCACCACCGAGGAGGCCAAGAAGCTCGTGCGAGCCCAGGCCCTCGGCGAGGACAACGCCCCCGGTCTGGTGGCAGTGGCGATGGAGACGGAGAACCCCGTGCACACCGGCACGATGATCGCCGGGATCGCCATGCCGGTCGTCACCGACGCCGACCTGATCATGTCGGTGAAGGTCCTCTGATGCGTCGGCTGACCGACAACACGGTCGTCCGGCACCCGCAGACCGGCGAGGCGGTGCTCCTGGCCGCAGGCGGACCGCTGCCGGACTGGGCGGAAGGCCTGGTCGGCGCGCATCTGCTGGACGGGCCGAAGGTAACCGCCACCCCGCCGCCGTTCTCGGAGTCGCCGGCCGACGAGCGGGCCCGCCTGCTGGCCCGCCTCGCCGAGCTGGGCGACACCGGCGGGCAGGCCGGCCCCGGACCGGAGCCGGCCGGCAGCGGGCAGACCCGGGACGACGACGCTCCGCCGCCGAAGGGTGGGTCCGGGTCCGGTGCGCCGGCCTGGCGCGAGTACGCGGCACGCCACGGCGTCGACGTCCCGGCCGATGCCACCCGAGAGGCGATCATCGCCGCCCTCGAGGACGCGAACGTCCGCACCGAGTAGGACTCCGGCCGGCCCGGGATGCACGGGCCCGGGCCGGCCGGACCCACGGAGGGAGCGACGTGCCTGACCTGTTCACCAAGCCGGAGCTGGAGGCGTACCCGCCGCCGGTGGCCGTATCGCCGGCCACCGCCGATCTGGTCCTGGCGCTCGTTACCGCCGAGATCCGCCGGGTCGTCGGTGCCGCCCGGTATGACCAGCTCACCGACCTGACGCCCCTCAAGGGCGTCGCCCTATCCCTCGCCCGCCGGATGGTCGACCACCCGGCCGGACGGCGGTCAACGTCCAGGTCGATCGACGACTACACCGAGACCGACACGTGGGCGGCCGAGTCACTCGGCCCGGCCGAGCTGACCGCGTCCGAGGAAGAGCGCATCCGAGACGCGGTCGGCCTGTCTCCGTCCGGGGCGTTCACGATCCGGCCGAAAGCCCAGCCGTACCGCCCCTGCCCGCCCTACAGCAGCCTTCCCTACTGCCGCCGCGGCGGTGCTGAGTGACCCGGAGGTAGCCATGTTCGCAGCGACTGAGGTGGCCGTTGGCGGCCCGATGAACCTGACCGACGGCATGGACGTCGACCAGCGGACCCGGGTGCGCATCCGTCCGCTGAACGGCGATGTGCGGATCGGACCGGACGCGACCAGCGCCGGCTACCTGGTGTACTCCGGGGAGGTCGTCGAGTTGACCATCGACAGCGACGAGGTGTGGGCGACCCCGAACGGGCCGAACACCGTCGACGTCGACATCATGGCCTGGACGGAGTAGCACGGTGGACGTCGCCGCGGTGATCGAGCGCGGCCGGGCGGCGGCCGAGGCGCTGATGGTGGATGCGTGCCTGATCCGCCGTGCGACGGGCGGTGAGGGCTCGGACGACGACGGCAACGTGGTCAAGGAGTACACCGACCTGTACGCCGGTCGATGCCGGGTGCAGCAGCGCACCGGCCAGGCCACCCAGGCGGACGCGGGCGAGGACTACCTGCTGCTGCTGCGCCTGGAGGTGCACCTGCCGATGGGCGTGACGGCGCTGAAGGTGGGCGACGAGGTGACCATCACGGCGTCGCAGCATGACCCGGACCTGATCGGTCGGGTGCTTCTGGTGCGGGACCTAGCGCACAAGACCCACGCCACGTCGCGGCGGGTCGGGGTGACGGAGCGGACGAGCTGATGGGTGAGACGTTCGAGGCCGGTGAGCTGCGGCGGCTGGAGCACGACTTCTTCGAGGCGGCGCAGCTTGCCCCCTCGGAGACCATGAAGGCGCTGAAGGTGTCGGCGTTCAACATCAAGATCGGTGCCCAGCGGCGGGTTGGCGGACTCCGGCACGCTCCGGCCTATCCGCGGTCGATCACCTACGACGTGCGGCAGGGCGCGGCGGGCCCGGAGGCGGAGATCGGTCCAGACAAGAATCGAAGGCAGGGCGCTCTGGGAAACCTACTGGAGTTCGGGTCGGTGAAGAATTCGCCTCACCCGCACATGCGCCCGTCGGGGGAGCACGAGATGCCGCACTTCGAGCGGGCGATGGAGGATCTGTCGGTGCGGCTGCTGGAGGAGGGCCGGTGACGATCAGGGTGCACTGTGATGCCCTGCTGGCGCTGCTGAGGCAGGCGCCGGGGACGCTGACGGTGCACGACGGGGCGGTGCCGAACGGCACGGTGCCGCCGTACGTGCTGGTGTACTTCGCCGACGCCGACCCTGAGCTACCCGATTCCCGGCCCCTGGACGGCGCCTCGCAGCGGCACATCCTGCGGGCCTACGTGCACAGCGTCGGCGGCAACGCGGCAGCAGCCCGGGCGCTCGGCGAGCGGGTGCGTGCGGCGCTGCTGGACGTAGTGCCGACCGTCACCGGCCGGGAGTGCTTCCCGATCCGCCGCGAGGACGGGCAGCCACCGCAGCGAGACGAGTCCACCGGCGTCCTGGTGATGGACCGCGTTGACGTCTACCGGCTGGAGTCGGTGCCGGCCTAGCGCCCGGCGAACCAGTCCCGCGATGATTCCGGCACGAGGAGTAGCCCGACGAGCAGCGCGCCGCCGACGACGCCCAGGAGGTCGGGCCCGCCGTCAGCGGCGGCGCCCGCTACGACGGACAGCGCGCCTCCCAGAGCGCCCAGCCCTTGCGCGGCCCGCCAGCCCCTCCAGATGCCGACCGCGATGAACGTGTAGAGGGCGCCACCGACGACCACGACGGTCGCCTTGAAGGCGACGTCGCCGTAGGCCGGATTCGTCAAGGCCGAGACGAGCTGGACGAGGCCGTAGAGCACGACGATCAGCATCGCCGCCGCGATGGCAGCGGGCGCCCGCCGGAGTGGTGTGGCCGGGTCCGCAGCGACCGGATCGGTCTCGGCGACGATCTGCTCGATGTCGTCGCGGCTCACGCCGTACTCGCGTTCGATGCTCGCGACGTCCTGTCCATCCGCGTACGCCGCGATGATCCGGTCGCGTTCGAGGTCACCCACTGCCATGCCGGACACCGTACCGGCGGCATCCAAGAGATCACGCTCCGCCGTTTGGGCGGACCTATCCACACAGGAGGTGCTGCATGGCGCTCCAGGCGTCGCAGACCGTCAGTGCGGGGGCGTTGACGACGCCTGCCGCGCTCACCCCGAGCGCTTCCGAGACGATCGCGGCGTCCAGCTTCGGCGTCAACGGCGTGCTCATGCGGGTGATCACCACCGGCACCGCCACGAACGTGGTGGTGCTCGACCCGGGTGCCACGCCGTCCGGGAACGCCGGCAGCCCGCCCACGCTGGCCGCTCCCGCCACGGGCGTGCGGGAAACCCTCATCCCGCTGTCGGCCATCAACCCGGCGACGGGCGTCGCGACGGTCACGTTCTCCGGCGCCCTGACGGGCGTCACGTACGAGCTGAAGAGGGTCTGAGGAGGCCGCACGATGCCGAAGACGAACTACTGGATGGCCGACGGGTACGGCGCGAAGGCGCTGATCGTCGGCGCGGACGAGCGGGACCGGTGGAAGCCGCTCGGCTGGGCCGAGGCGGACGAGCCGGCCGCCGGTGAACGGGTGTGGCTGCGCCACGAGGACCACCGTGGCCGGGCGCTGTTCCCCGCCGAGGTGGTGGAGCTGTGGCAGGCGAAGGGCTGGCAGCCCAGCGACCCGCCGGCCCCGGAGAGCCCGTTCAACGCGGACGCGCCGGCCGCCACCGTGCCGGCCGCCACCGTCACCACCACGACGAGCTCGCCGGCGCCGGCCGGGAAGAGCGGCAGCGACAACACCAAGGAGAAGCAGTAGATGGCTGACATTCCTGGCGATGGCAAGCTCCGGGTCGACTGGGTGCCCGCCATCGCGAACAAGAACGCGCCGACCGTGTCGGAGCTGAACGCCGGTATTCGGGTCAGCCAGTGGATGACCGCCGACGGGTTCGTCGGGTTCCGGCCGGACACCGCCGACGTCGCGACCAGCGGCATCGAGTCGACGTTCGACACGAACGTGAACGGCCGCCGGTCGTTCAGCGGCACACTGCTGCGCTTCAAGAAGCAGACCGGGTCGGACGTGGTCTACACCACGATGATCCCGGACGCGACCGGCTTCCTCGTGGAGCGCCGGTCGATGACGGCGGCGACCGCGTACGCGTCGGCCCAGCCGGTGAAGGTGTACCCGGTGATGTGCGGCGAGACGGCGTGGATGGACCAGGAGCCGAACACGGTCGAGCGGTTCGAGGTCCCGCTGAAGATGACCGACCAGCCGGCGCTGCGGGCTGTCGTCGCCTGATCTCCCTGATCGCGGGGGCGGACCACCTGGCCCGGTCCGTCCCCGCTCCACGTCTCGGGCCAGGACGAAGGGCCAGGACATGAGCAAGAGCAGCATCAAGGACCGCATCCGCCGCGCGAAGCAGGCCGTCACCGCCACCAAGCCGGTCAGGGTATGGCTCGCCCCCGACATGGGTCTCGTCGAGCAGCATCAGGCGGCCGTCGTCGACCTGGAGAAGGCCGAGGCGGAGGCCGCGGAGAAGAAGACCGCCGACGACTCCCTCGAAGGCGGATCGGCCGTGGCCGCGGCCCGGCAGCGCGTCGAGGCGCTTCGCGTGCAGCTCGACAAGCTGGACGTGCTGGAGCTGACGGTGCGGGCACTGTCCGACGACGAGTGGCAGCAGCTCGTCGACGAGCACCCGCCGCGCCGCAAGACCGACACGCAGGACGCCGACCCCCGCGACGCCGAGTCGGGCTGGAACACCACCACCTTCCCCGGGGCGCTGCTGCGCGCTGGCACGGTCGCCCCGGATCTGGACGACGAGGACTGGGAGATGCTGCTCGGCGTGCCCGGCCAGCCGGGTGTACTCACGCACCCGCAGGTCCAGGAGGCTGCCGGCCAGGTGCTGGCGCTGTCCCGGTTCCGGATCGACGTCCCTTTCTCGTAGGCCGCATCGCCGCGTCCCCGCTGCTGCGGGAGCGGCTGGAGGCGGCGGAGCGGCTGGGCATCAGCCTGAGGCGGTTCGGCGGGTGGGAGCCCGTCACCGTCACCGAGTACGAGTACGACGAGCAGGGCCGGCTGGTGCGGTCGTGGTCGCAGCCGGAATCTGAGTGGGACCAGCGACAGCAGGCGTGGATGGTCGCGCTGTCGCAGTACCGGTCGCGGCTGTGTCCGCTGCACGGCGGCCCGCTGGAGGACTGCACGTCGCCGGAGGAGTCCGGGCCCCAGTTCGAGGTGACCCGGTCGACGTGCCGGGCGCAGATGACGTTGGTCGAGTCGATGCGGGCCGCCGACGACGGCAAGAAGCCCAGCCCGTACGCGTCGGCGCGGCTGTTCCAGGTGGCGAAGCGGGAGGGGTGACATGGCGCTGCGTACCGTGGGCGTGAAGCTCACCGCCGAGGTGTCCGGGTACATGGCGGGGCTGCGGCAGGCCGGCACCGCCACCAAGGCCTTCCGCGCCGAGATGGACCAGGCGGCCCGGGCCGGCCGGCTGGACCAGGTCGCCGACCAGGCGGCGCTGATGGGCACCGGGATGCTCGGTGCGGCGGCACTCACCGCCAAGTTCGCCATGGACTTCGAGAAGCAGATGAGCGCCGTGCAGGCGGCGACGAAGGCCTCCGCCGGCGACCTGGAGCGGCTCCGTGAGGCCGCCCTGCAGGCCGGCAAGGACACCAGCTACTCGGCCACAGAGGCCGCGCAGGGCATCGAAGAGCTGGCCAAGGCCGGC